GATAGCCATCGTAGTTTTATCCCATGACTCAACATAAGCAACATGGTCTACAACATTAATGGGGCAACCAAGGATGCGTTGCAGAGTAGCTTTGCGAGCATCTTCTCCAAGGCTTGTACCTATGGCCAAGGCGGCAGAAGCATCGGCAGCACCAAGATAGGCGTTATACCCGATGGCTGTCAGAACCTTGCTATGTTCGAGCAAGTCCTCAAAAGTGTTAAATTCAACCTCCATAACAACATTGGTGACACCAACATTTCGCAGTTTTTTGATTTCTGCTTTCATGTTCTTTATGGGGTCAGCCAAAGTGCCTTCTGTTCCGTGGGTAGAATCAGTCCACCATTTATAGTCGCCTTCTAAGGCGGTCGTGTTGGCGGTCGGGATATTAGCGGAGAACTCAATGTTCTGAATACCGTTCGGGTTATTGGCGCTCAGAAGAGACAATTTCCCGTTAGATTTCATTTGGTTCACTTGGTAGGTGATAGAGTTCACGTGCGAGCTCAAAAGATTGTCAACCTTACGGTACAATAAAGCAGTTGCCTGTTTTACTGTTGCATTAGGTTGGAATGCGGAAGCTTGCATTAAGTCACGAATTTCCTTGGTATCGTAGATGAGTTTATCGGCCAGCGTAGGGATAGTACCCGTCAAAGATTCAAAGCCCTCTGTTGAGCGAGCTTTAGCCTGAGAGTCGGGGTTCACGTAGGTGGCCATAACATTTACTTGAAGTTCTTTCTGGAACTGTTCGTAAGTGTAGTTCATCATTGGGAACAGGTCAAAAGAAAAGCCTTCCCACATAGCAGTGTTGTACTTGTCGGCGAAGTAGCCGTCAATCCAAGCACTAAGATTGTCTTGCCTTACACCTGCTGATTGCAGCAAGTCGTAATAGTTTGCTCCTGATTTATGCATGGCTTATCCTTTCTCTGTTTTAATCATTGGTAATACAGCTTTAACGCAGGCAGGCAGCGGGGGTATACGATCAACAAGGACAGTTCCATGGAAGACCGATGCTCCTGTGGCAGACGTAGCGTCAGCACTGATGTAAACTTCACGCCTCAAAAGGCCAGTGGGAATAGCGTAGATAACAGCAGCAGCACCGGATGTGTCACACTGTACGAATATATCGCCAGCGGTAGCTGTGCCAAATTCGCTTTCGGAAATATCAATAGCGTAAAATCCAGAAGCATCTACGGTAACGGTTTTTACCTCTACGCCTGTGCCTGCTGTTCCTACGGTAGCCGGAGCTTTCATAAGGAAATCACCAACGGCTGGAGCGAGGGCTGTGCCAAGCTTCTTGAATTGTACTGTGGTTGTGGAAGCGTCAATATCGGCAGCAAGTTCGTAGGTTTTGAGGACAACGAGGTCTCCGCCTGGGGTAGAAAGAGCAACGGGCGTTCCTGCTGGGATTATAGTCCCTGCGGGATACACATCCGCGAAGTTTGCGCTGGGGTCAACATAAAATTTACCGCCAGCCTCTTCAATCCCATTATCGTCGATGTGCGACCAAATGGGTACGAATCCGCCGTAGCTTGTGCTTCCTGAACCATATACACCATAATTATAAGTGCTCATGTTCAATTTGGTTTTTGGTTAATAATAAAGTTACTTTTTTTCGATGAACCCTTCTTTTTCGAGTTCTTCGCGTTGTTTGCGATAATGTTCCGATTTAGAGGTGTCTCCTCCTTGTCCTCCTGAAGCCTCTGCGGGTATGTACGGGTCGTCAATACCCGCTATAGACACAAGGTCTTCAAACTCGGACTTCATTGATTTCAGCACATCATCGACTTGTGTTTCCGCACCTATACCAGATTTTGCTGCTGTGAATACACGATCTACAATACGTTTCACGCGACCATCTTCAACATCTACCTTGTTTTTAGCAAGGAACTGCTCTTTAGCCTTAGAAAAGACACTTTCCGTTGTTCGCTCTCTGCGGTATCCTTCGAGCTCTTGTTGTAAAGGAGTTAACTTCTTTTCAAGCAATGCTTCAAGTGTTGCAGCAACGTCGTCAACGGTCGATTCTTGACCTGTAGACTTTGGGGCTTTCGGGGTTTTCGGTGCGGGGTTCTTTGTTTCCCAATCTTTGACAAAATCGGCTTGTTCCTTAATTAGGTTTCCATTTGCCGTTGTAAACATAGGCTCTATAGATTTAACAAAATCATCGAGCTCTGTTTCTTCGCCTGCAAATGGCAACACGGTGTCAAGCATTTCGTCAACGCTTCGGTCACTCAGTTTCTTGGTTTTTCCAAGAGTAGCCACGATTTTTTCGCGGACATCTTCTTTTTTGAACTTCATAGTGTTTCTATTTTTGTTTAGAGTCCTGCGTGTTTCGCAGGGATTTTATTTGAACAATAGTTCTGTGTTTACAGTTTCTGCATCTTGCGGAGATAACAACCTCTCCATCTAATAACAGAACGCGAACGGGAAGCACCTTGCCACAACATTCGCATTTTATTTTTCTGTCATCATCGCTCAGCATTAACTTAAAATTTCAGCAAAAATAAACATAAACAATGTTGTAAACAAAAAAATTACTATCTTTGTCGGTCAAATCACGTAAAAGTTATGCTAAGACTAAAAAATAAGGATATAGTGATGCCGGAGAGGTATCCAGTTGTGGAGAGAAAGCTGCCGACCGCAAAGGAAAAGGGATGGACAAAGGTTGATGGCGTTTTGCTACGTGACAATATTGACCTTATACCACAGCCTGGACTTCAAGAGGAGGTTTGTGCCAGTGATTGTAATTTAATATTTATGGCAGGCGCAGCGACTATGGGAAAAACTTTCGCGGGCTTTATGAAAGCACTTCAAGGATTAGGTAGGCAAAACTACACTGCAAGGTTAATATCTAAAAGGTTGCAGGATAACAAAAAAGGAGGTTCTATTATTCGTGATGCAAAGTTAATATATGATGGGTTTGCAGGATGTGAATTTACATCGGGGGAATACCCAACGGCATTATGGCCACAATGGAATACCGCAATACAATTAATCCATGCAAACTTTAATACAGAAAACCCATCAGAGTGGGAAGACTATAAAGACTACTGTCGCAAGAATCAAAGCTCAGCAATATACTGGGATGAGCTAACGGAGATAAGGGATTACAAGGCATTCTCTTATATGTTTTCCCGTAACAGGGACAATTCTGGATACGGCCCTATGACTTTAGCGTCATTCAATCCTGAACACGAACATTGGACCACTGAATTTTTAAGACTTGCAGGGTATATTGGTGATGACTATTACGCAAAACCTGAAATGTATGGCAAGGTTAGGTATTTTGTCCAAAAAGGTGACGATATTTCAGATATTGTTTGGGGAGACACAAAGGAGGAGGTTGCAAGGATAGCAGGACTTGAAGTGACGGAAGAAGAAAAACAAGGAGGTATGACTGTTGAAGATTTGGTAAAATCATTTACCTTTTTTTCAGGGTCTGCAATGAGCAATAGGATTTTGGTAAACGCCACATCAGGTGGTTCTGTATCAAACCTGTATAATGTTGGCGAAACTGAAAGAAAAAAATTAAAAGACGGATACTTCGGCCCAAGCGGTAAAACATCGCTCACCATTAGCTCAAAAATGGTTGATGCATTATTCACCAACCCCATCGACAATAGCACCGAGCTGTTTGCGAGCTTAGATGTAGCGGGAGGTAAGCAGAAAATTATTTCAACCGCAAAAGGAGAGGAGAAAAAGCCAGACAACTGTGTAATGTTGATATGGAAAGGGCTTACCGTTATCAATATAGAGATTTTTGATGGGACTTTAAATGAACTTGTTTACTGGATAAGAAACACGCTTGGCAGATACAATGTCCCAATGAGGAACTTTTGCTTTGATGCGATTGGGATTGGGTATTTTTTAGCCAGCTTTACGGATGGTATTCCAATCATAGGTAATTCACGGGCAATGCCAGAATACGACCAAGCAGGCAATCAGGTTTCTCTTGGTGCTTACTTTAACCTTAGAAGTCAGCTAATGGAAAAATGCGCTGTGTCTATTGAAACTGGTTTAATGTCAATATCAATAGACAAGGATACAATAATACCGCACGGAAGAAATAAAACACCCAAAAAGCTTATTGATGCGCTTCAAGAGGAAAAAAATATCTTCATGAAGGAAACTCGAAATAAAAAAGAATACTACAAATCAAAAGATGAATATCGGGATAGATTCAAATCGTCATCAGATATTTTTGATGCGATAGTAAATCGTTTTATTTTTGAGCTGGATTCAAGGGAGCGCAAGGAGGCAGAGGCAGACCTTACTGAGGCTGACTATTCAGGGTTATACGTTGCGTGGTAAAAACCATCTTCAAAAGCAGATTTAACAGACCATCCTAAGATAAAAACACGATGATACGTCCTTGTATAGTTTAAATTCAACTCCCGAACCCATTGAGCTAATGTTTTGGTTTGACCATTATATTCTAAAAACTTACTATTACGTCTGTTGTTGCATTGGGTCATCATGTCAGACCATCTGCAATTTTCGGGTGAATATCCGCCATTATTATCAATACGGTCAATGCTAAGGATATCTTTGTATCCATTTTGCATAGCCCATTCGTAAAAATTTGCAAATCCATTTAGCCCATCCCATTCACTGCATACTTTTATTCCACGACCACCATATCTATAATAATTTTGGTTCGTGGTCAAGTTGCATCTTGACCTCATGTCACTCCATATCTCATATATTCTTGTTCCTGACATTCCGTGTGTAATGGATGTTTTTAACAACACCTCTTTTTGTAGGCATCCACAAGAGTTTGTGTGCCCCCCAACCAAAGAACACCTGTGCGTTATAAACTTATTACCACAATCACACAAGCACTCTACCTTTGTATAGTCACCTTCCACAAACTGCCTTAGCGCAGTTGCTCTTCCAAATTTAACCCCAATTATGTCTTTGCCGTATTTTTCTGTATATTTTTTACATCCACACGATGTGGTGTGCCCCGATTTAAGATTGTAAGCTTCTACTGTTGTCGTTTTTCCGCATTCACATTCACATAGCCAATGTGTTCTACTGCCCTTGTCTTTATGGCTAAAAGATACCACCCTTAAACTACCAAAAGTCTTACCTACTAAATCATTCCTGTTCGGAGCTGGTTTCATTCTCTTCTTTAAATTAAAATAAGCCTAACGGTTCAGGAGTAGCAGTCCGTCCCCGTAGGATTATAAATATCTTTTTGTGTAAGTTCTGCTACAGCTTAATTGTGCAAAGATAGGAATAAGTTTTAAATCCACAAATACTTTTAATGTTATCTTACAAAAAAACCGCCCTATCCTCACGGACGGGGCGGGAAAAATGGAAAAATGCCCATTCAAATCCTTAAAACCATTCAAAAATGAAAAAAGACCATTGAGTTGCGGGGACAGGATTCGAACCTGTGCTGTAAGTTTATGAGGCTCACGTGATGCCACTTCACTACCCCGCCTTTTACACCTGCAAAAGTACTACTTGTTTTTCGTTCACGCAAATATTTTTTCGCATAATTGAAAAACTTTACTCAAACTTAACTTCCACTTTGTTCCCTTTTATCTTATGTGGCATACGAACGAATGTCTGCCTATCATCGAAATGCTCATAGTAGTCTATCATCTCCACACGATCCGAGTCGGTAAACATGGCTGCGGCAGACCAGTTTAGTATCTTCTTTCTTATATCTTTGCGTATCCAGCTCCAATGGTGCATTGTGATTGTTTCTTTTGGGAAAAAGTAGTCGCAGTCTGACTTGATGCGTCTCGTGGGGTCTGAAGGGTTTGGAAACGGTATATCGAAATCAAATCGCTGGCTGGTGTGGCACAGGAATGGGACTACCCTTGGTTTGGAAAAGCAGTCGTCCTGTAAAACGCAATTCTTATATTTGTAGTAGTTCTTATAATAACAATAAGTGGATTTTGGAAGCCATTTCCGCACTACTTCTTTTACAGAGGCAAACTCGTCTGCTTTGTAAAACTCGTCTGAATCCATTATCAAAGCATAGTCTATTCCCTTTGCGTGGAAGTATGTTAACCCCTGATTCCTGCGAACTGTCTCTTGCTCTCTTGGAGGCAAATACTGTATTAATGGGAATGTTACGATATTGTCTGCCAATTTGTCTCTCAATATGGCTTCAACTTCGGCCTTATCGTCAGGCGACGCTGGTACACCATTATAACTCGTATCTGACCACAAAAGCACCACTTCGTCAACAAGCGGCCTAATTTCCGTAATAATGTCCCGTAAATGCTCTGTCCCCTCGTAGCAGATAATACCAACACCAACCTTGATACTATTCTCGAAATCTGGTACGCTCTCAGCCCATTTTTGCATTTGCTTCTGAGCCTCTGTATTATCAAAGCCTGTACCGTGTGGATGGTATACGGCAACAGCGTCATCGACAATGTTTAGTAACCCTCTGTCTCGTGCCTTTTTACACAAGTAGAGGTCTGTGCCCCATCCTATTTGATTAATGGATACGTCCACAGGGAAGCCGAGTCTCGTCCTGAATAACTGAAACCACCCTTCAAAGTAAGGCACGGCTCGGTAGTTCCCTGTGGAGCTTGTGTATCCATATAAATGACTCCTTCCTTGTCTAACGCAAGAGGGTTGATAACATCCCACGTTGCTTCGTGAGATTATATCAAGCATCCTCTTTGGTATAGCCTCTGTCATAGAGTCGGCTATTTGAACGTCGGAGGTAATAATACAACACCATTCGTGGTTTCGGCTCTTCTTTATTGCCTCGTTAAACATGCCGCCATAATATATGTTATTATAATGTATGGCTTTTGGGCACGGAGGATTAGAGCCTGAGTCAAGTATGTATGTTTTAAAATAAGGTTCAAAGATCGACTTTAAACGGAGCGCATTAGTGTTGTTGTTGTAGTTGAAAATCGTTACTACAACACGTTGGCTTTGGGTGGTTTTCTGTGCCATTGGTTAGTAGGTTTTGTGGTTAGTTATAATCCTTGGTTATTAGCACCTTGGCCTGTGCTACCAGGAGGCTGCACCGACGCATCTGGCGTTTCAGGCTGCTTGGAAAGTGCTGTTGCTTGCTGTTTTTTCTCCTCTCTTTTATCTTCTTCTTCTTGTTGTTTTTGTAACCTCTTATATTCCATAGGGTTGTTAAACGGTATCTCTCCAGCAGCAGTTTGAGTAGATGTTGCACCAGCGTTCTTTGACATAACGATATTTGTTATCTCTTCGGATACGTTTTTTGGGACATAAGGTTCTAACAAAAAGGTGAGCCGAGACTTAGTGTATTGCTCAACATCGTCTTCGATTTGCCCAACGAGCTCCTTGAATAGGTTAACAACCCTTGTTAATATCGGTCTCAATTCGGCTATCATATTGGTAGACCACTGCACTTCTCGCCAATAAAGATTACGAATGAAAGCCCCTGTGTTCTCACCAGCTTTTAGCTCTTTTGGGTTTATTATGACCAATGCCAAGGTCTCACACAGCAGGTCGAGATTTTTCTCCAAGTCTACAGTGAATGTGTTACTCGCATCGGCGGGCTTGAGTATTTCTGCCTTCCCATCAGTTGTTTTGCTTGCAATAACCTTTCCCATATCGCCAGACGGTGGTAGTGAAAGTATACCGCCGGCTATAAAGAGAATCTGATAAGCATAGTATCTGTTGTTCTCGCCAAGGTCGGACATGATGCGTTCAAGCCTGTCTATTGAGTCTTGACCAACACCCCACACAACGTCGCTAATTCTGTGATAAATAACAGGGAGCTGGGAACATCCGTGAGATTTTCTGTCTATGCAGACCCATCCGTCAGAGGATTCTTCGATGATTTTACCTTTGAGTCGAGCGACAGCCTTATCGAATATTCCTTTTCTATCGTTATCACGAACCCATACCTCTACATTCTTTTTGTCGTATATTTCTATAGTATCGACTCCAGACACCTTGAACAGGCGAACAAATATATCCTCGTTGTTTTCGTTTTTAGTGAAATTAAACACGTCGCCCTTCTCGAAAGAGAATACTTTGTAATGAACCTGACCGTCAGTCTTATATAAATATATGGCTGCATCTCCAGTTCCAAACAGGGCTCTGCCCCAAGAGTTGAGAGCGTCAGTCATTCCTGTGACCCCCCAATGACTTCGTATGGTGGCCACTCTTTGTTCGTTCACCTCGTCTTTTCCTTCAGAGCCAAACCACATCTCATTCCCAAAGGTGGTCGTCACCTTGTGCCTCAATGCGCCCTCCTGAAATCCGACAGACACGCGTTCCACTTCTTCGTATCCATAAAGCTCATTTGCCTGAGTGGTTGCGTTATACCTATACTTTGGACGCATAGAACGATATTCGCAGTGGTTTATCTTGTGGGCAGATGGAACGAGTTCATCCATAAAGTCGGACTGATACATTCGATAGGCTAATCCGTCATCGAATCGCATTTCTTCTGTGTCAAAATATCCAAACGAGCCAGCCTCCTTCTGATAGTAGCGTGGGGCACGGCGAAACCAAACCTGCTTACTTAGGTAGGGTGAAATTGCTCTTTTTGCCATATTAAGAGATTATATTTCCTGATAAATACGGCAAATGTAATGTTAAATTCCTATATTATGCAAAAAAACATTTGGAAAGTTAGATTTTATCTGTTATCTTTGCGGTGTTAATTATTTACTTTAATTTTTATATCTATGTTTATTGAAAAAGGCGTTAGACTTTTGTCAGAAGACTTCTTCTGGGATGGCATCGAGGAGATGCAGGTAGGTGATTCTTTTGTGGTGGAAGGAGACCATAACACAAAGGAGAAACGTGGAATCTATCAATCGGTTATTAATGGATTGAAAAAAGCCAAGAAGAGAAGGGGCTTAGAGTTTAAGTTCATAATCAGGAAATGCGAAGGCGGATACCGTATTTGGAGGACTGAGTAATGAAGAAAGTTAAGCCAATAGAACTCAAGAGAGACGACATGGTTGTCTTCCGTTTGTATGAAGAAAAAGACCGCATAATGATTGAGAGTGGTTCGGGGTTGTGGAGTGTTTGCTATAAGCGAGACACACATCCTTACGACCTCATGAGACACATTATAAACAGCGGTCAAACAGAACTTCTGACCTTGCTTGCAAGGACGGTCTATGCGTCGAGTGTGTTCTTCTCGCAACCAGAATTAATCCCTGCATTTTTTGAACTTATCGGGGGTCTGGTGCAAAAAGAAACTACATCGAATGAGAGCGAAGATGAAATCTTAGCTGAGCAAAAGGTTTTTCACGACCCAACACCAGAGAATATCAAAGAACATCAAAAAAATATCAACGATGAGTCGTAAAGAGCTTGCAACGATGTTATGTTTCCTCATTGAATCGGGGGAGCTTACATCTATTGAAGACTACGGGTGGAGAAATAGACGTAGTAGGACGTGGGCTACTCATCAGCTCGCAGATACAACAAAATGGATTCGTATAGAGTTCGGCAACAAAGTTTACTTTTTAAAAACAGATCAATGACACATTACAGACAAGGAGGAAATCTGGCATCATG